AACTTGAGCCACTAGCTTTAAAAGCAGCAGTACGAGTTGCGCCAGCGTCAGCTGTTAAAACTGCCTCTAGTATTACAGAACTTGCAGTGCTTGGTACCATTGCTGAAACGTTAACTAAAGCAAAAGTAGTAGATGCACCAGCTGTTACAGCAGTTGCAATAGCAGCAGCATACCATATAGTGCGACTAGCTTGGCTAAAGTCTAGAATTGCAGCAGCGCCGCTTGTTAGAACAGCTCCAATACGGCGGAACATATCATAACCAGCAGGTAATGTTGGAGCGCTAAAGCTAGTTGATAAAAGGCCAGCCGTAGCGTTAAATCCAGTAGAATCGCCGATTACATAAACCGCATATAAAGTGCTATTGGCTAATGCGCCAACGTCTAATCCGTTAGCTCCGTTAGCAGATGCCACAATAGTTGCAGCGCTTGATAACACAATGTCGTTAACATTGGTTGAATCACGAAACTGTCCGGAGGCAATTGTAATACTAGTGCCGCTTACAAATGAAAGCGCACCACCTTGGACATAAAGGTTACCAAGGTTAACCATAGGGTAGTTAGGTTGTATTGTCATAACATTCTTCCTTTTAAATAAGGGGCATGGCTGCCCCTATTGTTAATCATCAGGTTATAGAGGGAATACGAGCGCCATCGCATATTCTGATACAAGTGTACTTCCCCATATTGCATCATGGATCATCCCCATCTGATTTTGTCCAAATAGATTTCCGTAATACATACGCATTGATACACCTGTTTCTGGATCGTTTTCGTTTCCTGTAGGGAACGGTACTTGATCAGGCAATCTTGGCATTGCTAAGAACAATGGATCGCCAGCTGTTATCAGCCCAGACCTATGACTTGGTAATACAGAAACCTGCATACCAGGTAATATTTGGGTATTTAAGTTTTGAGCATTAGTTTGAGATGCTTGTAATGCTGGGAAGATATTAACAGTTACTTGCGATCCATTGGTGGATGCAGCAGCTGCGGTAGCTTGGAATTGAACTGGGTTAGCGGATACTTTATGCCCAATAAAAGTTCTGTAACGTAAGTTGGTATATCCAGCTACGCCATCGTTAAATTGGAATTTATCGTATTGAGCAACAGAGTTAGCATCATTTGCAGCATGAGTACCACTAAAGGTAATAGCTGTTACAGCGCCGTTAGCATCTAACGTAGTAGAAACTACAGTTAAAGTGCTTCCTTGTTGTCCTTCAGTTCCTGCTATATGAATTGGCAATAAGTTAGATTGGTACCAATCGCAATTAGAGAACTCCCCTAATTCCCAACTGTTCGCAATCTTGTTATTACGATCCATTGCAAATTGGTTTAATCCAGTACCAACGATGTTAGGTACAACGGTGTCACCAATATATGCTTTGGCGCGGCCATTAGCTGAACCATAGTTACGGTATAATGCTAATGCATTAGCTAATTGGGTATAGCTGTTAATTGGGTTAACGCCATCACCAAAGAATCTATAAGTATTAGTTACACAATTTTGTGCAACGTTAGCTTCGATTTGTGCGCCAATTTCTTGAATAGCAGCTTTACCGAAACGTCCCATGTATTCCTCAACATTGAATATAAATTGTTGAGATGTAAATGTATAGTTAGTTGAAACTGATTGATCGCAAACCAAAGTTTGTATTCTTTGATCGGCTGGTTGAAAAGTTGCAACTAAAGAGTTAGTAGTAGTCATTCTAGGAGGTAAATCAAAGCCTACTGAATCCCCTAAGTTTCCGACCAATTTTTCAAAGTTCTTAAACTTGGTGTTTGCAGTAGATATAAAACAATTTAAGTTTTGTAGAAAGGCAAGTGAAGACATTTGGTATGTTTGCACTTGTTGTAAAATATTTGTTGGTCCTGCCATGTTAAATTTTCCCTTTATCTAGCGTTAATCTAGGTAGGGATATGGCAATGTAGTTAGAGGTTAACGATCCTTTAGCCTTTCAACCAAGGGGCGTTCTTAAAATCCTTCAACGTCATCTTGCCGCTATCCATACCGACCGAAGAAGATTTAAGTTTTGATAAAGGAGGAGGCGCACTAACATTGTTGGTTTTTGCTTCTAGATTATTGGCTATCGATTTCGATAACCTTTCTAGCTGTTTTGTCGCTAATTTAGGCGAGGTCTTAGCTAGTCCATCTATCTCTAACAGCTTTGATGGGTTATTAGCCAGCTCATACATAATCTCTGGCGTATTCTCCATTTGCGCTGCAAGCATTACCGCATTGGGAAATTTATCAGGTTCAAAATCACCCATGACTTCGTTAAAGTCTTCAAATAACTGAGAGCCTTTACCCATTTTAAGGTAGTACTGATCAGCAATTGTCTTTAACTCATCTTCCTGAGTTTTTCTTTCAACCTCATCACGATGCTTTTGTAAATCCTGCATGAACTGTTCGTATACTTGCTGCTTAATAGCAGTAGCATCTATTTCGCCTTTTGACGCTGGTTTCCCAGCAGCCTCAGCACGAACCTTTTCAAGTTCAGCTTGATATTCCGCTTGCGCCTGTTGACGCGCGCGTTCAGCAGCATGAGCCTTTTCCCGTTTAACAATGTCATTCACCTGGCTAGTAGTCAGTGTCTTTTCAGTGCCACTGTCACTAACTGGCGCTTCGATCCCTGAAGCTTCTATATCATCCATAAACCCACTATTTCCCCGTGACGGTAAAATAACCTCATGCGCTGAGTTCGCGACCATTTATACCCGATGGCTCGGTAGTAACCTAAGTTTCTACATCCTGTATAAACCTAGTAATTTAACTCTAGTTTAATTTCTGAATTTGCGCAATGTTTGCACAGGATTTTGGGAATATCAGACTTATTTAGGGCGTGTCAATAACAAAGTGTTCTTTTTATTGGCGAGCATCAAACCTAGGTAGTTCCTCTACTAACACTTGTAAAACCCGTACGTTTTGTAGTATAGTTGGGATTGCTATTATGGAGGTTTTATATGACAATTTTAAGCGTAAGTGCTGCAAGACAAAATTTATATAGTTTGGTTAATGAAATATCTGATGGGCATAAACCAATTTATATTAAAGGCAAAAAAAGCAATGCCGTATTGGTATCCGAACAAGAATGGAATAGTGTAAAAGAAACAGCACATCTTATGAGCAGCCCCTATAATGCTTTGGCTTTGATGAAATCAATTAAAGAAATAGAAAAAAATACACGCAAGAAAAAATCTAAAAAATGATAGTTTCTTGGTCTGAATCTTCGTGGAATGAGTATTTATATTGGCAAGCAACTGATAAAAATATATTAAAAAAGATTAATGGCATAATTAAAGATATTATACGTAGCCCGTTCTCTGGTATTGGTAAGCCTGAGCCATTAAAATATAAAAATGGCAACTTTTGGGCAAGAAGAATTAATGAAGAACATCGCCTAGTTTATACATTAGATAAAGACATAATCTATATTGCTCAATGTAGGTGGCATTATAATAAATAATTAATCTCTCCGCCCATCATATCTTGGTAATTCCTCTATTTCTTCTATAGACAAGCCCAAGCATTTACTTATTATCTCTGGGCTTACGCCAGCATTTAATAAGTTAATGGCAATTTCTCTAGCTTTTTCAATTTTCGCTTCTAAAATAATTAAAACCTCGTACGTTATAAAATCTGCTTCCGTATAATGTTCTTTATTCATTCTTATATAGTAGGCGCATAATGAATGATAAAAAATAGCATATACACTAATAATTTATGTTAGTGTATATGCGCTTAATACTATATTCTAAGCTTTTTTTTAGCTGGCGAATTAGGAGCGTCAACTACACTAGCTACCGTAGATACAGCGCTTTCCACGCCCTCAACAATAGGTAATGCTTCTGGAGCAACAACACCAACTACAGTGTTAACAACAGGCTCAACAGCTTCTACAGTTGAAACAGCGGCCGCAACTTCCGGTTGAATATTAGAAACTGCGCTAGCAACATCGGATTCAATCTTAGGGGCTTCGGCTTCCACATGATGTCCAATGGCATCTATTTTAGCATGGAAATTAGCCATGGCTTCGTGTAATTCGGCTTTAAGTTTATTTAATACAGTCGTAATGCTTTTAGGTTGATTATCAGTAGGCATCGTAACTCTCCTTGTTTGTTAAAATTTATGGTGAACCAGGTTTATATTTAGGCGATGGCGGTAATTCTATAGTACGCCAATATTCAACTGAAGATTCTCGGTGAAATTCGGCAAGTTCAGCCTCAGTAGGCGCATAATCTGAAAGGATAACGCAATCTTCTGCAATTTCGATTACCTTTTCATCTTCGGATTTTTCTGTTATTACAGGTACCGATTCATCTTCGTTTTTCATTTCTTTTTCTTTACCTTAAGAACTTTGTTAGCCTTAGCATCTATCTTTTCTTCTGTTTCTTTAGATATTTTACCCTTATGCTCCATCTCAGATGCACGAGCCTTAGCATTGGCAGCGTGAGATTTGTCAGGCACTGGAAACTTACGTGATTTGGGTAATGCAAACTCTTTTGGTTTTAATTTCTTTCTGGCGTTAGTTGTTAGTTTTGACATTTTATTAATCCTTTAAAAATAGTTTACTTCTTTCTTCTTCAAATTTAGCGTCAGCTAAAAGATTCTTATAACCTAAATCTTGATTCAACTCAAGAATCTCATATTGCTCCAAAGTAATCAGAGGCAGCGGCTTTAATGGCGGAAAGGTATGTGATTTAGTTGTCATTCGCTATCCTTTTAATCGCAATATCCATATATTCCTGTTGCTTTTCAATTCCTATGAACCTAAATCCCTCTAGCTTAGCAGCAATTCCAGTTGAACCGCTGCCCATAAACGGATCGAGTATAACGCCATTAGGCGGTGTAACTAGTCTACATAAGTATTGCATTAATTTAATTGGTTTTACAGTGGGATGATTGTTATGTTGGCCTCTTTCTGCGGACGACGCTTTAGCACAATAGAAAAAGCGGGACGGCGAACCTAAACTTGCTTCTACCTCTTCGCTACCATCGTGGATAAAGTTTGCTGGAAAACGGCCTGACACGGTCGATTTAAATTGCCTTGACACCCAATTATCATCGTGCATAACCCCTAAAGTTTTCATACTTTGATACGTTCTAGTTTCTGTTCCAACCCGACACCCATCGATATTAATCCCGCCAGTACCATGTTTTAGCACGTTACTTGCTATATTCTTGCCACAATTATTGGCTCGTGTGCTGGTTTTAATTGAGAACCCCAGCCATCCCACTTTTTGGCATCGTATGTTGGCGGCGTGGTTATGTTAATATCAATCCTTTCTTTAAGCTTGCTTTTTTCACTGCCAAACCCAGCGTTCCCCTTTATATCTTGGCTACTTTTTAAAACGCCTATAACCTCTCTTTCAGCACCAGCCATCTTATCGATAGCCTTGCTAACATTTAAGTTTTTAGGAAAACCGCTTCCATAAACCCACATGATTTGATCCCGAATTTCAAACCCGGCATCTTCAATTGCACAGGCCATCCTATGATAAGTGCGGCTACCGCCGAACGCTAATAAATGGCCACCTGGCTTTAATACCTCTAGGCATAGTTTCCATAACTCGACATCATTAGCAATGCCAGACTTATCCCAGCCTTTGTTCATAAACCCAAGTTCATACGGCGGGTCAGTAACAATTGCATCTACCTGTTGACCCTTTGCAATCAAATCCCTTATCGCATCTTTACAATCCGACAAGACGCAGACATATCCCTTGTCTAACACTATTCTTCCCTATGTTTGTGGGCTATTTCTGCACTTTTAATTACATGCTCCACCGCAGTTCTAGCATTTTCGGAATCAACCTTTTCTTGCTCAATTCCAAGTTTGATTTGGTTCTGATTAATTTGCGCCATAATCTGCATAAACTTAACATCAGTTAAGGTCTTCTCATTAGCAACTTTAGCAGCTTGGATAGCTAGCTCTCCTTCTTGTTTTTGTTGTTGTTGCTGAATCTTAGCCATCTCAATTTGTTTAATGGCCTCAGTTTGCTCACGCATTGCGGTTTCTTCAGGATTGCCTTGCTGTGCTTGTTGTTGTTTTTGTTCTTCTAATTGCTTCATAAACTGAACGGCTTGAGCCTTAAGCCCCTCAATACCTCTAATGTCCATGTTATCTAGAATTGTTTCTAGCCCCATAGTATTAATAAACTCAGCAAACAATTGACTGGACTGCATCATTCTAATTATTTGATCAAGCGCTACTTGTTTTTGTACTGCGCTACTAACCCCTGCTTCAACCTTAATCTGTAAACTATTTGGGTTGTAACTAAAGTCTACGCTTTCAGGATTATTTGGGTGATTAATAATTTGGTAAGAGCGCTTACCGTCAGGCGCCTTTACTGGTAAGCTTCTAGGCGTTACATAATACTTAGGAATTAAGTCAACAACTATTTGGGCAACCCTATTTAAGCCTCTAATATAGCCCTGTAAATAAGGAATGGCCGCAGCATTAGATTGCATTGCTCCTTGCTGTATGGCGACCCCTGATATTTGCTTATCGTTAGTTCCTAATATGGAATCATACGTACCTAATATAGTTTGGGTAACCTGATCGGTCCCCATAAAAGTCATATTAACAATGTCGGGAGTAGGGGTTCGTTGAACTTCTCTTGGGGGCGGTAATGGTTGCTCTGGATTATCTTTATAAAATGCGTTATAAACCAACGTAGATGCTTGCTGTACGTTTTTATAAGCGTCCGCATAATCCTCTGGTATAGACTCAACTGCTACCATAAATTTATGTTGCACCATGTTTTCAATTTCGGCAGCAACGGTCTGTCCTGAGAAGTTTTTAAGTTGTTGCACACCTTTAGCATGATAAACAAAAGGCCTGGTCATCTGCATTGATGCACCATCTTCGTTTTCTCTAATTACCACACTATTGCCATCAATAAATACTAACGGGAAGAACTTATAGGATGTTTCTTCGTGAGACAGTACTTTATCTTCACAAACCATATAGCGATCAATTGTTTCGATAATGGTTTCTCTTTCATCTATAACAATGGGGGCTTGTTCAATAAACCCTTGATTACCCCATAGTTTAAGGAATTCCTCATAATGTTTTTTAACAATAGTATGGCCGTTAGAAAGTTTTACGATCTTCTCTTTCTTCTTTTTCTTGCAGTAGTAATCGGCAACCAGTATGATTTCTTGATCTTGATTTAAATAGCTCCAATTAAAATCGCCTACATGGCTCGATCTTTCAAACTTCATATTGTCGGCCGAGCCTTTACCGAATTCTTCTTCAAAATCTTCTTTTGATTTAGGGATTAACTGAAAGCAGTAATTACCATCGCCCTTATGTGATTCTCTGGCTAACGGATCGAAGCCAGTTAAAGTTGGATCGAATACTCGCTCTACTTTAATATTTTGCTCAAAAGATAGCTCGTTAATGTAGCCTGTATAAACGTGGACAACACTATAACCACCAGCTAATAAGTCTGAATAAATGTTATACTCTAGTGCATCGTTGGAGGCGTCAAAGAAAATCTCTCTTAAATGCGCCTCTATTATTTCTAATGTTTGTAAAAATTCTGGGGTTAGCTCTTCAATTCGCACACCGTCGGCAGCTCTTGCCACTATTGATGGTTCTTGTTTCGCGAACTCGCCTCTTAGCCTTGAAATCATCGCTTCTAAGATGTTAAATTCTATTGCAGGTTTTTGTAGCACATCTAATTTAGTGATGTCATCGGACGATAACGAAGTCTGGAAGACAAACTTCATAAAGTCATTAAAGCGATTAACATTCTTTATAAAATATTCGTGCGCGTGCTCAATATTTTTCTTGATTTCGTTTAACTTATCCGTGTGCTTTTTAGCTACCATTTGAAATCCTTTTCTGGTGGTTGAACTACTTAGATAGATACATTCCTTATATCTAAGTTTTTAGTATAGTAAAATCTAAGGAAATAACTATAAATGGGGATAAGAATGGCACACATAGATACATTACAAGTATACAAAGAATATTTATCTGGGGGCTACACAGAAAGCCAAGCAATTACGGCTGTAAAGGCCTTGAATGCCTCATTTGACGGCGCAGCCACTAAAGAAGATTTAAATAGCCTAGAAAAAAGAATAGATTCAAAGTTTGATGCTAAGTTCGGTATGCTAGAAAAAGCCTGCATAGCAATAATTGTGCTGCTTCTGAAGGTAGCTTTTTGGTGATTCATATTTTTTCCCTATGGTTGCCTCTAGTGGCTTCAATCCGTTGATCTATCCAGTTGTCTACCTCGCTCTCAAGCCAGCCAACCGATCTGGCTGAAAGTTTTATAGGTTTAGGGAAAACACCTTTAGAGACTTTTAAATAAAGACCCGATCTAGAATCACCAGTCTTATTTAAAACATTTTTAAGACGTAATATTTTCATTGTTTATCTCCGTATAAAAAATGCCAATTGCATCTAATACAGATAATGAATGTTTTTTTAAATAATTAAATAAGATACCGAACCCTATTGTTCTTTATAATAGGGTTCATAAAGCCATAACGCATTGAAAATTAAGGAAATTAAGGTAGACCCTATTGTTCTTTATAATA